ACTTTATAACCCGAAATTTTGCGGCATAAAAATCAAGCCCAATGGAAATACCGAGGCATCGCTGATTGAGTTTAATAGTGCCTACGGTAATGCGCAGTTAATCATCATGCCAATGCGTATTTAGTTGAATTATGGACAGTTACGACTTAAACGTTCACGTCCAGATGCCTTCAAATTTCCATCCCGATGACGAGAAATGGATACGCGAAATGCTACTCCATCTCGACCCGTCAACGAGAAACAAAATCACATCGAAATACGGCGAAGTTTTCCAGTCCGAGTGGGAAATGGAGCCGATTTCCTACAAAAAAAACAACATGGCCAGACACGAGGCAAACACCAGGCTGAGGGAATTTGTTCGCAAATATGCGGCTTTCAGTCGGGGGTATGTTTCAGAGCCTGAACGACTGGAATAGCACAAGCCAGGAACACAAGCCAAAAGGCAAGTTCTTCTCTGGCTAGTGTTGCGGAGGCGGGAACAGCACAGGGCTGAAGGTCAACTTCAGGGTCAAGTTCAAGGGAAGCCCGAGTCTTCGAGTACTCCACCTAAGGATAAGGAGAGGGCAATTAAACTTTTCCTTATAAAACATCAATTTAAGCAACATCAAAACGACAGGGTTTGTCGCCTAAGCCGACAACCTTTGTCGTATTCTTTTAAATCATGCACTTACGGTGAAATATGAGCGGATTTTCACGAATATTCCGGCGTCATGAGCTATTTCGAAGGATTTCCGGACTGTCTCCAGTAGCAATTGAGCTTTACGGATACCTCATCGAGAAATGTGACTGGCGGCTTGGAAGGCATGTTGCCAGTACATCGCAATTAGCCCTGGAGTTGAATGTTTCTGAGCGAAGCATTCAGAGAGCAAACAAAGAGCTTGAGGCAGTGAGCTTACTCAAGGTTAAGCGTGGTATCTACGCGATTAACCCGGAGTTCAGCTGGGGAGGGCGTAGCTGGAATATCCCTAAGGCGGCTTATCACAGCATCAACGCTAAAACGGCGCAGGTAATCAGCTTTGCTGAGGCATCACAGGCACTGAGCGAGGAATCTGCGGAGAGGGCCGGGCGTGAAACCTTGAGGGAGATTTCAGCCCGGAAACGTAAGGGGAATCAAACGTGTTAAATATTAACCCAAAAGAAAAGCAAGTTACAGCGCTCAACATGCTGCGCTCTAACTGGAAGCAGCACCGGACAATGCTACTGTCCGCCAGCGTTGGTTTTGGTAAAACGGCGATAGCGGCGTTTATCGCTGACGGTCTGGTAAGCCGGGGAATGCGGGTGATGTTTCTGGCTCCGTATACCGTTCTGCTCGACCAGACTGCAACACGCTTTGTTGAGTACGGCCTTCCGGCAGAGGAAATCGGCTACGTCTGGCGAAATCATCCGCTGTACGACCCGGAAAAGCTGATTCAGATTGCCAGCGCCGACACGCTGATACGCAGAAATTTTCCTGACAATCTGGATTTGCTTATTGTCGATGAAGCCCACCTCCGCCGCAAAAAGTTACTCGAAATCATCCGGGATACAGACATTCGCGTTGTCGGACTTTCAGGCACCCCGTTTGCGCCATGGATGGGGAATTACTACGAAAAGCTGATTAAGCCGACCACGATGAAAGAGTTAATCAGCATCGGAGACCTGAGCGGATATGAGTTTTACGCGCCGGATCATCCCGATGTCAGTGGGGTAAAAACATCAAACCTTGCTGCGTTTGGCCGGGACTACAACGAAGACCAGTTAGCCGAAATCATGGGCGACTCAACGTTGGTAGGAAACATCGTGAAAAACTGGCTTGAGCACGGAGAGGACAGGCCGACAGTTTGCTTTTGTGTCAACGTCAAACACGCCAACTACGTCACGATGGAGTTCGTTAAGGCCGGGGTTAACGCAGAAGTAATGACCGCTGATACGCCCCACGACGAACGTCAGTACATCATCAACCGGTTCGAAACAGGCGCAACCAAAATCATCGTTAACGTTGGCGTACTGGTCGCGGGATTCGACAGTGACGTTCGCTGCATAATTTATGCCCGCCCCACTCAGTCAGAAATTCGATGGGTGCAGTGCCTTGGCCGGGGGCTGAGAACTGCGAAAGGGAAAGACAAATGCCTGATATTCGACCACAGCGGCAGTGTTCACCAGCTTGGATTCCCCGACGAAATTGAGTATGACGAACTGCCTGACAGCAGCGACGGCATGAAGCAGCAGGGTAATAACTTCCAGCAGAAAAAAGCCGAGAAGAAACCGAAAGAATGTTCGTCCTGCCACTACATGAAACCAGCAGGTGTCTACGTATGCCCCAAGTGCGGATTTAAACCGCTGGCAGGAGAAAACGTTGACGTTGATGAAAGCCGTGAACTGACAAAAATGAACGGGAAAGAGAAAATTTATTCCCGTGAAGAAAAACAGTCCTGGTGGTCACAGATTAAGTTTTATCAGCGTCAGCGGGAGGAAACAGGAAAACCGATTTCAGACGGATGGTGTGCACACACCTTCAAGAAGAAATTTGGCGTATGGCCGCGTAACCTCCACGACACCCCGGTAGAAATCACACCAGAAGTCAGCAACTACATCCGCTCAAAACAAATCGCCTGGGCAAAAACTCAGGAGAAACACCAGAAAAAATCCGAACCCGAGCCAGAACCAACCCAGTTGTCTACAGCGCTGGGTATTGTCCGGGATATCAGAGAACAGTTAGCCAATCGGAGATCGCAAGATGAATCCGCAAGAATTGAAACGAATATTACATTACGATCCTGAATCAGGAGTTTTCGTTTGGAAAGTTAAACCAAGCATGATAGTCGATTCTGGTGATATTGCTGGAACCATATGCACTGACGGATACATAAATATTTTAATAAAGCGAAAAAGATATAAGGCACACCGATTGGCATTTTTATATATGACTGGAGAGTTTCCTGAATATGTAGACCATATCAACGGAATACGTGATGACAATCGATGGAATAATTTACGGGAATGCAACAGAAAGCAGAATGCGCAAAATGCAAAACTTAGAACAGATAATTCAAGCGGGATAAAAGGCGTGTACTGGCATTCGCGTGCCAAAAAATGGGCAGCGCAAGCAAGGATGGATGGTAAAACAAAAATCATAGGATATTTCACAGACATAAACGAAGCGATATTAGCAAGGACAGAGTTCGTGAATAAAAACTATGACAAGAGGTTTTATCGTGAACACTAAACTAAAGACAGTCGAAGCAGTCCGGGGTCGCTGGCCTGAAATCTTCCAGCATTACGACTTACCACCAGTGACAGGGAAGAATCACTTCAAGGGAGAGTGCCCTGTCTGCGGAAGGAAAGGGAAATTCAGGATAGATAACAAGGATGGCAGGGGGGAATGGATTTGCACCTGCGGCGCTGGCGACGGATGGAAGCTACTGGAATTAACGCAGGAAAAGGACTTTAAAACGCTCGCCAGAGAAATCGACCAGTTAATCGGCAACACTTACCAGCCTCAAACACAGCAGACAAAACCCGCGCCAGTGCAGGAATACAGGAGCCGGGTCATCACAAAGTTCTCAACCCTTACACCATTGCGTGATACAGCGGCGCAGCAATATTTCGCCGGTCGCGGAATCCATGAACTACCGGCAACACACATTCGGTTTAACTGTGAAGAAAAAACCAGCGATGGTGTTTTCCAGTCAGTGTGGGCGGTGGCTACGGATGATAAGGGCGCTGGCTGCTATCTTCACCGAACCTTCCTGGATGACGGTAAGAAAGCAGCAATCGAAGCCAGTAAAAAAATGACGAAGCTACAGGATGACGGTTATCTGAACTTTACCGGCTCGGTAGCTATCAGGATGTTCCCGGTTTCAACAACGCTGGGTGTTGCTGAAGGTATCGAAACAGCATTGTCCTGCAAGCAGATTTACGGATGCAACACCTGGTCAACCCTGAACAGCGGATTTCTTCGCAAGTTCCGGGCACCTAAAGGCGTAAAGCACCTGATCATCTTTGCTGACAGCGACGCCAACGGCGCGGGACTGGCAGCGGCGTTTGAGTGCGGGCACCGTAATATCCTCAGCAACAACGATGTTGAAATGGTAAGTGTTCGCTGGCCGGAGAAGGGGGATTTTAACGACATGCTTCAGAACGGAGCGAAAGTATTTCAGCAGCAACTTTATCGAAAAGACGCTGCGTGACAGGGCCACTTACACAGTGGCCTTTTTATTTGAGGATAGAGATATGCCAAAGAAATATGACATGTATGACTTGAGCCAAATTCTTGAAGAAATGCGCGCCTACAACCCAAAGGCAGATGAGTATGGTGGGAAACACATTATACCCGGCTGGGCTGATCGTATCGAAGTTGCACTGAATCGGATGAATGCTGGCACATGCCAAAGATGCAACGGAACCGGAATGGAAGATAGCGGCGGAGTCCAACCATGGGGCGAGCCAATTCTTATTGAGTGTCAGTGTTGCGGAGGGAATCAATCGTGAAAGTTAAAACAGCAGAGCTGAGCGAAAAGCAATCAAAACATCTTTTTGAGCAATGGTTTGAAAGAACATTTCGTACGCACATTAAAGAAAGAGCGCTACCTGCGATTGAACAACGCAAGCTGATGACCATGGCATGGTTCGGGTGGAGTGAAAGAAGCCTGTTGGGCGATGAGGTAGACATTCCCGATGAGCTGATGGAGGTGGGAGAGTGAGAGATGCAAATCGAGATGATAAAGACGGCAGGGGGAATATTCGCCCCGGCGTTTGAGCATGATTTACCCCGCCTGACCAAGTTTAAAAACGGCGAGATGTACACAGCCGAATTCAAGTTAACCAGACAGCCCGCTTTTCACCGCAAGATGTTCGCCTTCTTCAACTTCTGCTTCCAGCACTGGTGCGCTAATCGTGCCGGGTTAGAGCATATGGACGAAGCCACGCAATTCGACAGGTTCCGCAAAGACCTGACGATACTGGCAGGATTCTACGAGCAGACGGTGAGGCTGAACGGTGAAGTGAGGACAGAAGCAAAGAGCCTGTCTTACGCCAGCATGGAACCTGATGAATTCGAGCGCTGTTACAACGCCATGATTAACGCAGCGATAAAGCATGTCTTCGGCCGCACTACCGACCAGAACGTGCTGAATCAGCTATACGCATTTTTCTGAGGTTACGATGACCGACATATCTGAACAAAAGTACCGACTTATAGAAGATTTCCTGTACTTAGATGGCGTTACTGTTAGGTACAAAAAAGACCAGCTAAACCATCCGAAGCATAGGCATAACGCAGGAGATGAAATTAAAACTTCAACAACCGGATCGGGGTATAAGCAGGTTTGTTTTGGCGGGATTCAGATGTTTGTTCATATTGTGGTTTTTGCGCTGCATAACAAAAGAATGCCAGCAAAACACATCGATCACATAAACGGAAATAAGCTTGATAACTCACCTTTAAATCTTAGGGAGGCCAGTCGGGCTGGCAATTGCCGAAATCAGAAAACTAAACGTATTAGTCGGTCAGGAATAAAGAATGTTTTATGGAGCACGCAAAAAGGGAAATGGCACGTTTGCATTAGAACTGATTTTGGGCGTCTTCGTCTTGGTTTTTATGAAGATATTGAGCTTGCTGGGTTAGTTGCCCACGAAGCGATTAATAAATATCACGGGGAGTATGCGAGGGAAGCATGATTAAACATAAATCACAAACCCCAATAGAATCACGCGATTGCTGGCGCACCCCACCTGAAATATTTCACGCACTGAACGCTGAGTTCTGCTTTGTGCTGGATGCCGCTGCAAGCGTCGATAACAGTCTGTGCAACCACTTCATCACCGAATACCAGGACACGCTCAAAACGCCGTGGAATGAAGTGATGCCGGATATTCCCGGATATGCCTGGCTTAACCCGCCGTACAGCAAGCCAATGCCATTCGTGAAAAAGGCTGCGCAGGAAAACGCGGATCACTTCACCGGATGCGTGATGCTACTCCCGGCAGATACGTCCGTCGCATGGTTCAGGGAAGCCATAAGCACAGCCCATGAAGTACGGTTTATCACTGGCGGCCGGCTGTCATTTCTGAACGCAGCTACAGGCAAAGCGGTAAACGGAAATAACAAGGGCTCAATGCTGGTTATCTGGCACCCTTATCTCCGCTCCGGAGAATGCAGACTCACAACAGTCGAAAAAGGAAAGTTGATGGAATTTGGCAGGCGGATCATCAACCGGATAACAAAGGCGGCGGCATGACACGACGACGAAGCGTTACCCAAATCGCGATAGACAATATGATTTTCCGCGTCACCCACCGCACTAAACGCAAGCCTGAACCAAACCCATCCCAAATACCCAGCTTCGATTACTCATCCCACCTCACAGATGTCAGATGGTTGCGGGTGCGCAGTCGACGGAGGAAGGCCATGCCAACACTTGAACCCATGCGAGAGATAGAGCGCCAACTGGTAAACGGCGCTGGTTACTGCTGTAGCTGCACTAAACCGCTGTCGAGCGATGAAACCTACTGTTGCGAATCCTGTGCCCTGGAGAGCGTGGTATATCGCGACCCCAACGGATATTTAGCAGGAGATGAGGAAGATGGTTAGCAAATACAGACGTTTTCTCACTGAAAAAGAGATTGCATACATCCGGCGTGTGGCAGGTAAAGCGCCAGCCTGGGTTATTGCTCGCCAGATAAAGCGCAAGGGAAAAGACATTTTCAACTGGGGCTCACGCAATCACGTCAGTCTGCGAGTACCCAATCATATTATGAATAAGTACTGGAGGGGTCATGGCACTAAAACGGGACAAGTTTGATGACATATTCTCCCGGCTCGTCAGAGAGCGAGCGGGATGGCAATGCGACTACTGCGGTAAAATATTTGACTCCACAGACCCATCAGAACGACAACGACTACACTGCTCCCACTTCAAATCCCGACGACACAAAGCAACCCGATACCACCCCTATAACGCCTTTGCTCACTGCATCGGTTGCCACAGAAAGCTCGAAGAAGACCCTTACGAATTTACATCTCACGCCCAGCTAACCTACGGCGAAATGACAATCGACCGCGTAGCGCATCTGGCATGCGTTCCTGTGCGTTTAAAGCCGTGGCAGATGGATGAGCTTTACCAGCACATGAAAAGTGAACTGAAGCGCATTGAGGAGCTAAGGCGACAGGGTGTTATGGGGCGCATCGAGTTCACACTGCCCGACTGGTATCAGGAGGGAATAACAATCCGTTTAGGGGAGGCCGCATGACCAGAGAATACGTCAAGAAAATCCATTACCCGTGCGAAACAGCAGCAATCTTTCAGGATGTGCTCTTTGTTATCCGGCCTGAGCACGCATCAGAGCTTCTTAACGAATGTGACCGCGCTGCTGAGTTCTTCCTGAATTACTTCCCATTCTGCAAGTTGGAGGATGTGAGAGAGGGCATCGTTTACAGCTTCGGCGGCCTGTATCTGAACGACTTCGAAATTATCCGGGAGGCAGCATGACAACGCAAAACACTCTGGCGTTACTCAATATGTACCGGTTGATAAACGTACAGGCAGTGAGAACGCCATCAGGAATTGTGTTTATGGGAGTGAAAAACCTTCGCGAGGAGGAGAAGAAAAATCTTCTTTCAATTCCACAACACGAGCTTGAGTCGGCTCTAAGGTGGCAGCAATGAACTCTATAACTCCCATCAACTCAGCACAGCAGCGCCACAAAGACCGGGAGATGCTTAAGACCATCGAAGCCGCTTTGCAGTTTAACGAGGACTCAAGGCTGAGACTGGAAGAGGCGAGGCGGGAGCTGATTAACAGGCTGGGGATTAACAAGCCGGACGGCCCGGAGGATGCAGCGTGAGGACGAGAGAGCTAAACCTAAACAAAGAACAGCATGACTGGCTCAACGGCTGGCTTGAATTATGGGGGGCATGGGTTTACTCAGGCAGACTTGAAAAGCGCATGAGCAGCGTTATAGCTCAGTTTATGGAGAAAGTTGAGCCGTCCAGGGTAATGACGCGGCCAATGTGCAATGACGATGACGGAATGTTGATTTCTCAGGTCGTAGATTCCGTTATGCGCATCGACACAAAGGCCTTCGGTATTCTGCTTAGTTACTACTCTCACGGCTCATCCAAGTACGCCATATCATCCTACTACCACAAGACCGCAAGTCCCCGCAAAATGTCTGGAAAGGGAGGTGAGAGGGTGCGCAAACCGTCACTGGTGACATGTCGCAGAGAGGTGGACGAAATTCTCAATGCGTCACTGTTCATGCTTTACCAACCGATGGTTAATGCATTTAACAGTCGCAAACGTGTAGAGAAAATCAGACATATCGCATAGATTGTGTTGACATCTGTGATCAATTGAGCAATGATAAACACATAAGCTGCCGTTAGTGACTCTTAAGTTGCTACGGTGGCTTTTTTATTGCCTTATTCGCATCAAAAAATGAGCCGAATCACTCCCGAATTCGGCTCATCAAAGCAACTCGAAAAAGAACATCCTCTTACCCTGGCTAATGCCGGGGTTTTTATTTTCAGGCCCGGACAATCAACCCCCCATCGAACCTTTATCTGAGTGTCCGTGGCCTGACTTTCCGACTACTCACAGCACCCCCTGACAACTGGAGGTGTGGAATGCATCGCATGAATACAAACAACGGCTTTTGGTCGTATTTCTGGTCTTCAATAACAGGATTTCTGACCATGCTGACATTGCAGGATGTGCTGTTTGCATTTGGCGCGGTGGTCTCTGCGTTGTTTGCATGGCTGACCTACCGGTCAAATGACAGGAAAAATAAAGCCGAAATTGAAGAAAACCGGAAGCGAACTGAAATACTCAAGGCGGCTTATGCCCGTGGGGACGTTAACAGCATCCCGGAAGCGGCAAAAATCGTTCAGGACATCGACGCGGTAATGCAGCCGCAGGATAAATAACATGGCTATGTCTTCCACACTTCGAAACCGGATCATTGGAGCTGTCGCCGGAGGCGGCGGGGCAATTGTTATTGCGACAGCTATGGTGTCCGGGAAAGACGGGCTGGAAGGGCGCGAGCATGTTCCATACTACGATGTGGTTGGCGTTCTCACCGTCTGCGACGGGCACACAGGGAAAGACATCATTCGTGGTAAGCGCTACACGGACAAAGAATGTGATGCGCTCACCCGGGGAGATATGACGAGAATTGCCCGTCAGGTCAATCCTTACATCAAGGTGCCAACCACTGAAACCCAGCGGGCCGCAATCTACTCTTTCGCCTATAACGTCGGCGCAAATGCCGCCATCAACTCAACACTGCTGAAAAAGCTTAATGCCCGTGACTACACCGGCGCATGCGATGAGTTACGCCGCTGGGTTTACGCTGGCGGTAAGAAGTGGAAAGGCCTGATGAACCGGCGCGAGATTGAGCACGAGGTGTGCACCTGGAGCCAGAAATGAGCAGATTAACCGCATTCATCATTGCCGTAGTCATCTGTCTCATCGTTTCCCTTGGCTGGGCGGTTAATCACTATCGTGATAATGCCGTCACCTATAAAGACCAGAGAGACAAGGCTACTGAAAAGCTGAATCTCGCTAACGCCACCATCAAAGACATGCAGGTGCGCCAGCGGGACGTCGCAGCGCTCGACGCTAAATACACGAAGGAGCTTGCTGATGCGAATGCTGAAAATGATGCTCTGCGTAAGCGTCTCGATAATGGTGGCCGGGTGCGCGTTAAAGGCAAATGTCCCGCTCAGGACTACACCACCTCCACCGGCGGCGTGGGCGATGCAGGAACCGTCGAACTCTCTGACCTTGCTGGACGAAACGTTCTCAGTATCCGATCCGGAATCATCCGCGACCAGAAAGCCCTGAAGTATTTGCAGGACTACATCAACACGCAGTGCAAATGATTTGTGTAACCCCGAAAGGATGGTGATCACATCTTGCTGAC